GAGTAGATACCATGTTGGATAACACGATAACCCTCGCATATGACGCAGAAGGTGATGGGAGCCCCGTTGATGTAGTCATCCGTAGGTACCAGGAATTCGCGGATCGTTCCGTGTATACATTTCCGGATGCTGAAAGTGGCGATCACAACGTTGCATTTTACCGCACCCTCCCCAAACAATCGGGGAACTTCAAAGGTGTGGCGCGTGCACGGCAAAAGCTTACCATTCCGGTTACGGTGGATGGAGTTGATGGTAACCCCGTCGATTCTGCTATCATTCTGGAGTGGTCGGCATCTCTGCCGAAAGGGTGTACGGAGGCCGATATTGTGGCCGCCGTTCAGAAGGGCATCGCACTTCGTACGAATGCTGGCCTGCGTTCTTTACATATTATTAAGCAGGAAATCTAACTCGAATTTCTCGGGTAGACTCACAACATTCTTATGGAGGTCTCGGTATGAAATTTATCAAGGCTGGTGCCAAGGTCAACGAGAAGTTGACCTTACCCAAGGATCTACAATGGAAGATCTTTGGTACCCTTTTGGACGACCTGTGGAGAACAACCGATGTGTCATCGATGAGCTATGACGCGACGGTGTCCTCTGACGAGCTTTATGCTCGCCTTAAGGGCATTGTACGCCGACGGTCCGTTGATGATTTAATCGGTATTATCCCCGAACTCACACCACGTTGTATTGTAGAGCGAGTTGGTACTGAGAGGCGAGATGCCTTCCTCTTTTTTGTTCAGTACCAAGCAGGAGCTTTCCTTAAGAAATACCCTTTTCGCGCGAAAGAGGCGAAGTTAAAGGCCATTGCTAAGTTCCTTAGTTTGGAGCGGCATTGTGCCCTCTTCAATTCAGAGAACCATCGCTCGATACGAAAGCTAAATGACTGGCACGCTGATTTTCTTAACGTGCTGGAAGAAATGCGATCGGACATAAAAAAGGTTATTGGAGAGTGTCCACCACTAGATGTCTTCGTAGCGTCTAAACATGGGCCTGGTGCGAGTGTCGAGACTGATTCTAGGACAGGTGAGGTAACTGAGTTTTTTAAGTTCAGGAACTTGCCCTACTACGTCACCTCGAGCGCACTCCCCCTAGCAAAAGAAGTCATTGCTAGTGATCAACGCTGGCTTGGCGCGTTAGACGAATGGTACCGTAAACGGTGTGACAACCTATACGGGCCAATTGACCTTGAAGATTTTTGGTCAAGAGTTTTCCGCGTACATGACTTTAGCCGCATTACCACCGTTCCCAAGTCCTTCGAAATTGATAGGACTATAGCAATAGAGCCTCGTCTTAACGTCTATTTACAACTAGGCGTAGATCGGTACTTCCGGAGGCGGATTTCTCGCTTCTGGGGTTATGATCTCGACGATCAAACCTGGAATCAAGATTGTGCGTTTATAGGTTCCCTCTTCGGGGATCTTTGCACATTAGATCTCGCCGGAGCATCGGATACGGTCGCACTCACGTGCTGCCAACTCCTCTTGCCCCCTGCTTGGTATTCCTTGCTTCTAGATTTGCGCTGCCCTGCTGGCGAAATGCCGGGTGGTGATACCCTGATTTTTGAGAAAATATCCTCAATGGGTAATGGCTTCACGTTTGCTTTGGAAACCCTGATCTTCGGTGCGGCAGTACGTGCTGCTGTACGCCGAACACAGTCAATTGGGGTGTCTTGCGTCTACGGGGATGACATCGTTGTCCCTGAAAGCGCTTACTCGTATCTTGTGGAGCTTCTCGAATTGTTAGGCTTTCGTGTAAACGAAGATAAGTCCTTCCGTTCGGGTCCGTTCCGCGAGAGTTGCGGTAAAGACTTCTTCCTTGGGATTCCTGTAAGGCCCCTCTTTTTAACTAATAAGTTGAGAGGTATCTCCGATCTGTTCTACCTTCACAATTCGATTTTTGAGTTGGAGCGTAGGCTTCCTTGGACGTGGGGATTAGATTTCTCTGCCACCCTTGGGCTAATCCGCAAATACATACCCCCAATTTATCGGGAACAGTTTTACGGACCACCTTCGGAGAGTCTTGATACATACCTCTTTTCATGGCGGAAACCTCGTGAGGAGAGATGGGGAAAAGGATTCGGG